TCAATTATTGAAGTTGCAAAATAAGCATAAACACCATTGGGAAATTCTGGTGTTATACAGAATCTGCCATTATATTGATCAAGATCGCCAGAATTTGTAAATTTATAATCCCCAATAAAAAATCCTAAAGAAAATCCAGATGGTCTATTTGAAATATTGTTAATATCTGCTGTATAACTAGAAACTAATTTTTTAATATTGGAATTATCATTTTTTGGATCAGCGTACCCATAGGCACCATAAATTGGATTTCCATCATATGCCCAACCGATGATTGGTGAATGCTCCAATCCGTTATCATTAAATTCATTTTGAATTATACTCGAATAACCGCAAATACCATATTGTAAATTATTATAAGAAGATCTTATAATTTCATTTGCTGCGGTGGTTGTATCATTGATTCCGTTATATAATACATTATTATTAATTTCAATTGATCTAATTTGGGGATCAAAGATTGCATTTTTTCCGGCAGGTAAAACCTTAATGATAGTATTTGATGGAGAATAACCATATCCTGGATTAATTACAATTATATCAGATATTTTATTATTAACTACTACTGGTCTAAGAATTGCTCCGACACCATTTCCAAGCACTTCAATATCTGGAAGTGAATAATATTCAGAACCACCATATTGCACCGATATATCTTCAATCTTACCATCTATAATGATTGGTATAAATTGAGCATCTTTTCCATTTTTAACTGTAACTGATGGTTTTTTATGAAAATTTAAAATCTTGGATCCATAATCAGAACCAGAACTATAAACATATGTTTCTACAATTTTTCCCCTGACGATTGGTGTGGCAGATATTGTTCCTTTGAACTGTGTACTTCCAATTCCTACTGAAGAATATTCTACTTTTAAATCTATATTTGGATAATTAAATATTTGATATCCACTACCAGTCGATTCTAAATTAGCATATTTACCTCTTTCATAATTGGTTCTCGATGTTCCACCTATACCAGCATCAGACAATCTAAAAGTATCATTATCTTTTTTTATTACATAATATTGTTTAGATGATGATAATCCACTAATAGAAGTTGTTTCACAATTATAACAAACCAATTCCCCACTTTCAAATCCGTGATTTTTGAATGTGAGTGTATCATTTATAGTAGAAATACCAATTGGAAGAATTCTAAGTTTTCTATTTGTATATCCACCTCCACCATTCAAAACCTTAATTTCGGTTAATGTATTTTTTGGTTCAGTTGCAAATTTATGAATTCCTGAAGTTGCAATAGTGGTAAATCCTACAGTATTAATTCCCGATCTAAAATCTGAAAGTGAATTATATAATTGAATTGTTCTATCATTAATGTATTTTACATAGTAAGTAGATTCAGATTTTAAAGTATTTCCAGAATTAATATTTAATCCACCAAAGGTTCCTATTCCCAGTGGAGAATTATTTCCAGGTCTATAAACAACTGGTTGACCATCTATTAAACTATGATTTGATAAAAATGTAATGGTTTCATATGTAATATCTACACCACCACCATTTGTAGTCTGTCTTGCATCAAATTCAATTTCTCTTCTTCTTCTTCGAATAACTGGTTCAAAGGAAGCGCCCTTACCATTACCTCCAGTCAAAGCAATAGATACAATAACATCAACATCAAATTCCTGAGGATCTACATAAATCTTTTCCAAAGAACCGCTTACAATCGGTTGAACTAGTCCACTTCCCGAAGAAAGAGTAAGAAGAGGGGGATTAATTACATCATATCCACTGCCACCATTTAAAACATTGACAGAATCTAATGGACCATAGTAAATTTTATCATTAGATTTATAACTTAAAACTTCTACTCCATTGATCAACATTCCAATTGATCCAGATTCTGTTAAATCAGACTGACCATCCCCAATATTAACGGAAAGTGGAAACTTTCTTAGAATTTTTTGAGGTGATAAAACTTTTTCACTCTGAGTTCTTAAAGTAAAATTATGAGTTCCAGATGTTAAACTACCAAAACTAATATAATTTGAAGAACCAATTACTGATTTGGAAGCATAAAGTCTTATTTCTTGATTATCAGTTAAAACTTCTACATAATAAACTCCTTCAGACAATCCCGATATTGGAGTTTTTGATGGTTTATAATATACTTCATTTCCAGTCAAAAAAGAAACTTTTTCGGAAAAGGTAATTTTAGAATATAGGTTGGTATCGGTATTTTTATCTGATACTCCTAAAGCATTGTATGAAAAAATTGACTTGGATATTGTATATGACGGTAATGAGTTTGATGCAACATACATATACTCATTATTTTCATTATAAACATTCTGAATGTCTGAAGTAATTTTACTATACTCTAAAGAAACTGAAGAACTATTTGCGGTTTTAATTTTTCTTCTAATTTCATAATTTCCCGAAGAAAGATTTGGATTAATATCTAATGTAATGGTTTTATTTGATATTGTCAATACTCGTAAATTTGAAGCAATGATTGTTTCAGTTCCTTTTGAAAGAATATCAATATAATCATTAACTTTTAAACTTGATTTATCAATATCACTTTTTAAAGTAATTTGTGCAGATGAAAAACTATCAATTTCATATCTTGAACTTGTATTATAAATCCAACTATTAGCAAAAATTTCTTTGTATGAAGGATTTGTTACTGAATTTTTAATTACTTCTCCTAAACTTTTAACTGCAATTTGTTCACCAATATCGATAGAAGAATTTTGGGAAATTGATTTATAATCAGATAAAACACCTGTCAGTCTTAATTCTACCTTTTTAGAAATATTCCCATTTTCATAACCATAATAAATTTCATCTGATCTAATTGTAGTAGCAGTTGCAATTCCTGTTACAACACCAGAACATCCAAAAAATTGATTAATACTTTTACTAGTATATTTAATTTTATTATTTTCAGCATAAATGGTTCCAATTCCTGGGAATCCAATTGTAGAATCTACTGTAATAATGGAGCTACCAACACTTACATAATCAATATTTTTACTACTTCCAGTAATATTAAAAGTTCCTGAAATAGTAGGAAATGAATCGTCATAACCAATAAAAAGAAAAAGTTTATAGTATGTTTTTCCTTTTCTATTGATAATTTCAACTTCCGATACTGATGCTTTTGTATTGGGATCAGTATTTTTTGTTATAGATTGCCCTGCAAGATTTAAAGGATCTCCAGAAATTGCTTCTGCGACCACTATCTCTCTTCTTACATATGTTGCAGAAGATGGTTTAACAAGAAATTGCTCTAAATCAATTACTTTAGGTGTTTCTCCAAATAAAACATTAAAAAGAATTCTAAAAGATTCATCAGTACCTTTTGACTCATAAAGAGTTCTTGCTTCCTTGATGAAATTACCAACATTTAAATCAGAAACAAAATCTAAACCTTCTAATCCTGGAGTTAATGTATACTTTAACTTTTTGTAAAATTCTTGTAAAAATAAACAACTTAAATTTTTAACAGTTGATAATCCAACATGTGAAGATGCATCCGATGTTGAAAAAACCAACTCTTCAGAATTTAAATCTTTATGATAGTTTGTAATTCCAGAAAATCCGCGAATACATCCAGTAAAAGTATTGGTAGTTAAACCAGTATATGTAATAATTTCATCATCAATTTTTAAAAGACCATATGAAGATGGAAATCCTTTTGTGCTGATAACAGTAACAATTCCGGTTGTTGAATCTATATTATTGGATAGAAGAGTTGATCCTACGATAACTTCTGGAACCAAATTATCAAGTTTCAAATATTGATCAAGATTCTCAGAAATATCCGTCACACCTCCTTGATATTCCTGAGAAATATAATATTGTTTTAAGAATTCTAAAGATTTTGGACTTTCATCTAAAATAAACTCCGGAAGTTGATTTTCAATTACTTGCCGCACTTTAACTCTAGATTCAAACTCAGTTTGTATCATATTACAACCTCTTTAATTCCCCATTCGAATAACTTGACCTGTAATAATCGCTACTAGAAAATAGAGTACCGGATATATCGTCACCAGAAGCAATTACATCTTTAATCATATTTATTGTGCTTTTTGAGATGCTAAAAGATAGATAAAGATCTTTCAATCCAACTATATCATTCGACTCTGGAAATGCTTGTATTTCAATGATATCCTGATCTAAAGATGTTGAAGTAATTGTTAATGCCCCTAACATAATTTCTCCAGTTTCATAATTTACTGTTCCTGCAGATTGAACAACTACTGGTGTTTTAAGAGTTGTTGTAGATGCAGAACTTACCAAAACGGGAACTTCTTTTACGATTGAAATAGTTCCAGTTTTTAAATCACTATTTGGAGTATCAGTAAAATACACAATATCAGATTCTCCAAGAATTTTGAAACCAGTAGATTTTATATTTTTTCCGTTTGGATTTATATGAAATTTATTTCCAAAACAAATTTCATATTGAGTTTGTGAATTAATGATTGCTTTTAAATCTCTTCTAATTCTAACTTTTGTAATATTGGATGTAACTGCTGCATCAGTATTGTCAATTACCTGAAGTACTTTACTATATTTAAATCTTCCTCCGAATGAATTTAAATTTGGTGACTGTGCATAATTATTCAATGAGGTTATAATTTTTGTTTTAAGATCTTCTATGTTTCCGATCTGAGAATAATTGTAATAAACTGTTGAATCAATTTCAACATATAAAATTTTCAAATCAATTATATCTACATTAATTCCTGCTACAGTATATTGCTTAAGTTTATTTTTAATTTGCTGCTTATCAAAATCAGATACATAAGTTCCATTTTTTGGTTTAATGCTGATTAAAACTTTTCCATATTGAGGTGGATTTAGATCTTCACCACCAACTACAGAGATTGATTCTGCATTTTCATAGATTTTAGATTTTATAATAGATTCATAATCTCTTGGAGTGACTGCTCTATATTGAGATGCATATAATCTTGGTGCATATGACTTAATAGATTGAATTCCTTCAATATCAGCACCGTTTTCAGATGACTGTAATGTGTTGATTGTTATTGTATTCTTTAAAATTTCAACAACATTGTTTTCGTTTTTAAATGTTCCGGCAAAACTAAAAGCATTTGCGCCGTTTCCATCTTTTCCGTCAGTAACAATATAAGTTACAGTAATTATTGCATTATTTTCAAGTTTTTTTCCAAATCTATTATCGCCAAAGAGAATTTCATATTTTTCGTCCTGTACCTCCTGAAGTAAATAAATCTCAGATGTAGAATCAATTTCAAAAATATTATCTACTTGAGTATATAATTGTCCAGTTCCGCTTTCACTGAGTCCCTTCACATAAACTCTAATTGTAGATGTGTCTATAAATGAATTATCTAATATAAATCTTTGATCTAATGAACCATTTACAGTAAATTGCTTTTTTAGAAATGTTCCTTCTTTAATTTGAATACTATTAAAGGTTGCAACACCGTTAATTACACTCGCAGTAATGTTTTCTGGAGAAGAAAATACATATGACGATCCTCCTGATGTTCCTGTACATATAAGACCCGCCTGTAAAGTAAGAGTAGATGTTAAAGTTTTTGGTTCTGCTGTAAATGAAATCACTGCAGTCGATGCTGATCTTGAACGAGGAACATATCCAATATTTCTTGCTAGAGACACAACATTTTCTCTTACAGTTGCTGAGTCTAAAAACGACTCATTCACAATCATGTTTGAGTTAAATGCTGTAATATAAGTATTATACGCTAAAGTATCAATTAAAATGGAAAAATTAGACCCCTCAAAGTCAAAATCCGTAAAATTAGAATTTGCACGGAGATAATCTTTGATTGAGGTCTTTATCTGATCAAAATCTAAATTGGTGAACTTAGTAAAAGGCATTTTATCTTGTTGCCTCTAATATGAATGAAAATTGTTGTGTTGGAATTTCTTGCCCAATAATATCAAACGAAATAGTTATTTCGAATTTATTCAAATCTGGAATGGGATCTACCTGAACAATCACGTCAGTTACTCTTGGTTCATAATTATAAATCACTTCGATAATTTGGTCTTGAATTATGGAAGCAGTTGCATAATCTACAAATTCAAATAAACTTCTTCTTACATTTGAACCAATCGATGAATTGAAAAATCTTTCATTTGGTATTGTTTCAACTAAATTGCGAATTGAGCGAATAATCGCTCTTTCGTTTGTAATAACCGATAGATCTTTTGTCACAGGATGTGGATCAAAAGATAAACTAATATCCTTAAAAGATCTTGATATCCTCGTAACTGCCATTTTAAATAGATTTATTCAGTTATTTATGATCATTTCCATGAAGAACCATACATTGGTTCTGTTCCATAGGACCAATCATCATAATCCTCATCATTTCTAATTTTTTCATGCAACTCAACTTGTTTTTTGAGATCATGTTTTGGTGCTAAGTCATGCATGACTTCTTGAATGACTCTTTTTTGAGGTAGATTGCCATAGTCGGTAATCAATTTAGTAGTTCCCCACATTTCTCTCATATAATTCTTGTCTCTATCGACGGGTAAATTGGACATTTTTAGCTCCTGTTTTAATGAATAAAACAGAACTTTTATAAAGGAGGTTGCTATCTCCTATTTTCTATTTAACGATATATCTCTCTAATGTTATAATGATTCGAATTTAGATATTTTAATAATTCTAAAGCAATTAATTTGGGATTTCCATTTCCGCAGGTATAAACATCTATTGCAATACATCCTTCTTCTGGCCAAGTGTGGCACGAAACATGACTTTCCGCAAGAGCGATGACAACTGTACATCCCTGAGGAACAAAACAATGCCGATAAATGTTAAGAATTGTCATTCCAGCACGATTTATTCCTTTAATCATGATGTTTTGTAGCGATTCTGCATCATTGATTAAGTAAAAATCAATATTATACACCTCTAAAAGAAGGTGTTTACCCATCGAAAACTGTTTCAATTGAGTTTTGGGGAATAAAGGTATATTTATTATCTATTTCCAGTGATTATTTGGTCTTTCCCACCAAAAATGAAGATCTTCCTTTGTATCATCATAATATAAAGAAACAAAATCACTCTTAAATTTACTATGAATGTTCTCACACAGAGCGACAGTATAGTATTTTTGAGTGATTAAGTCAGTAATCCAGGTATAATTTCCACCGCGAATGACTCCTGCTTCAATTAAGACAAATTTTTTCCACTTTTTTGACCATTTTGAATAATTTTCAATAAAATCCTTCCGATATTCTTTTACATTTTCATCAGGAAACGGAACATTAACTGCTTCAATATGATATATTTCTCGATCAATACTTAAAGAATGTGAAAGATGTTGTGTTACCACTGCAGAATAATCTGGAGAAACCATTAAAAAACAAGTATCAGAAGGATTGATTTCAATTTCCGATACTTGAATTCTATAAGTCATTTCTTGAATCAGTGCTTTTTCTTTATCTTCCGAAATAAAAAGCAAAGATTTCATTTTTTTCCTTGTCCTCTATACTTTTTTCTTGATCCATTACGAGAAGTTGCAGAATACTTGGTATGATTCCCACATCCCTGCCGAGTATTCTTTGGATGAGACTCAATTATTTTACCACCACTCAAAGATTTCTTAATTGCCATGCTTTATTCTCCAATAAAATTTCAGTTTCAAGATCTTCAGGTTTTGGAGAACCTGTCTGATAAAATTCAATCGACAGATCCTCCATGACATTGAAATATTCTTCTTCTGTAAGCGCAGTGTAAATTCTACGTCCCTTACAAAGAATATTATAGCGTTCGTTAGACATTACAAAATACGTGTTTTTTCGTGCCCAACGCGAATGCGAGGATCACACCAAATTTCAAATCCTGCTTCCTTTGCATCCAAACAGAATGATACATCCTCTCCACACATATCCTGAACCTCACCAGATTCAAAGACTTGCATTTTTGGTGCAAACCATGGATATTTCATTTCTGAATGTTCAAATACTCCATGTTTAATCAGTAACCATCCAAATCCAGTATAGTCTACGGTAAATGGTTTACGACGCTTAGAGATGCTTTCAACGGTCTCATGATTCATGACACCACCATTATTGCGGAAATCATCTTCTTCTAACCAGTGTGCAACTGAAGTCGTGTGACCATCTTCTGTAGCGTACCAACCAGCAGCAATGTCCTTGTCCATCAGAATCAACTGCCAGAATTTTTCTGTGTTGAAAACAATGTCAGAATCAATCCAAAGTTGCCAATCGTAATTTAATTTTCCGTCCCATGGAATTTGATTCGGTCCTCTTAGAACATTTGCACCAAGACACTTGCATCGTGCAAAGTTCACCATGGATGAATAGTCTTGCGAAATCTGAATACTTGCTCCAGATTGTACAAGATCAAAACAAAGTTGCACAAAACTCTTTAGATAAGTATAAGATACTCCTCGACCTGGAAGACAAAAGACAATGGACTTTCCTCTTACCATTTCTTTTGCTAGATTATAATCCCATTCTTCTGTTGTTTGTGAGGCAACTGGTGCCTTTGCTTTTACATGAAATCCTTTAGCCATAATAGAATGCTGTTACGTCATTATCATACACTATTATCTATAAGATGTCAATCTGCCTCTGAGAGAATGATTTCAGATCCATCCATTGTAAATTTAATTCTTGTATCTTCATACCATTCAAGTTGATTCATAATTTGTTCTGGGATTGTAATAAAGTATTGTCCACTGATTGGATCGACCTCTATGGACTCAAAAATTTCTCCGCGATTTTTTTTCATTGTTGTAAATTTAAGTTTCGATTTTTATATATGTGAGGTTTTTGAAGTTTTCATTTTTTTCCTATATTCATTATCTCTCTCCCAAGAACTCATATTTTCAAACCTTGATGTCCATCTGAGATTGTTTATAGAATTATTTTTTTTATTTCTATCAATATGATCAATTTCTTTAGAATTATTTGGATTTGGTATTAAAGTTTCTGCAATAAGACGATGAGAATAATATTTAATTTGTTTGATTGTTTTATTATTCTCATCCTTTAATGAAATGTTTATTGATAAGTATCGATCTTTATTTACTCCTCCTCTTTCATTCTGAGTCATTTTTCTCGGGGAGCCCCTTCTTGTAGGATTTCTGTACCATTCTGTCCATATTTCTCCATCTTCAGTAACATAATAACCATCAAATCTTGTGGGATAAAGTTTCATACCTGAAAAATTTTTTTATCGTGAAGTATTATAGCAAATTTTTTTGGGAAAAATTTTTTTATTTGAGTTTTATATTTATCACTCGATCTGGGTCAGTTATAGATTGAGGGATCCATTGCTTTTTGGATCACCCATCCCCCCGCGATGGTTACTGTCAAACACGAACGAATGTGGGGCGGCAGAGTATACCTAACTGCCGCCCCTAAGTGTGATCAACCGTAGACAATCTCACTCACAACTTCATCACCAGCGAGCGTATGTGGGTCGCCTTCGATGTAATCTAAGCACTGAAAAGAGGGGCAAACTTTCCAGTTAAACTCCAAACAAAAGTGCTCAAAAGCAAACTGAGCAAACTTCATTGCACCCTCGTTTGTATAAAACTGCCCCAAACTATAGTGCATTGTGTGAGCGTAACCGTCCCAATCATAGGACTCGACATCCACAAATAGGATGCCCATTCTGCGCCCGTCGCCTACACTGAAAGAGACGTTATATTTGCCTTCGTACTCATCGAAGACAAGCATACTTTGAGTGTAGATTGATCCTAACTCTGGGAAATTATCCCACTGTGTGCCATTCTCCCACTCAATCTTACGGGTGAAAAGAGTTGCCATTGTCTTGAAAGTGTGGTGTGGTTTGTAGAAAGAAAGGGGGAGGATTGTCTCCCCCCTTAAATGTTAATCAGGCGTCAATGAAGTTAGAACAACTATCCCCTTCCCAATCGTCATCTCCCCATACATCTAACCCATTGTCGATTAGCGCCTCTATGATCTCATCGGGCGTTAGATTCTCCCCTTTAGCATCCTCAACCGTAAGATCTAAAATCTCCAAAATCTCATCGATTGTGATTTCGAGTTGATTAGCAACAGCAGTGAAGTTACGCATGGCAGAAAAGTGTGGTGTGGTTTGTGGAAAGAATAGGGAGGCGATTGTGCCTCCCTAAGTGTCAGTTAATCCGAATGGATTGCGAAGTTGAAGCAATAGTAAACTGCCCCAACACTTCGCGGCGTTTCTTCTCCGCTTTCAGCAGAAGTTCCTGCTGGTTTATGTCATCCCCGAAATCCTTATTGTTTCGAGTAACCAAACTCACCGTCCGTTGTTTCACCTTAATGGTGGAAACATTCTCTGCAATCATTGCATCTAAAAGGTCAGCGTTTGCTGCCTTTAGTTGTAGTTCCAGAGTCTTAAACTTACGGTGGAGTTCAATAGACTTTTGTGCAAGAGTCTGAAGTTCCATTGTAGGAAAGAATGAAGAACAAAAGTGTAACTAATGGCGAATCTTGAAAGTATAAAATAGCGCGATGGTGGCGCGTGGGATCCCTCCCGACACGTCGCCCGCGAACGCAGCGCCACCCGCGCTCCGCCCATTGCCCTATTCAATTTTCGAGGTTCGCTGCGCTCACTGTAACAGCGCCGCGCCGAACCCGCAACCCCCCAAATGGTATCGCAGAATACCAAACGGCAAACTCATCTGACTTGACGGATCGGCACCTAGCGTGGTTGGAATCCGTGCCAGCAGCAGGCAGTTAGTATAAAGAACTCACAAACTCACAAAGTGTAAATAACTCAAACTGATTAGGATTGCACCTAACTCAAACTCAACAACGATTGTGATTGCAAAGTATAAAGAATCAAACCGCAATCGTTAAGTATAAAGAATTACTGTCCATTGAGAAGTTCATTGTAATTAGAATACACCACACCACTGACCATAAGAATTACAATGAACTTCTGAATAGAAAGTATAAAGAATAAAGAACTACTTGTAATTCATTCTTTATTCTTATACCTTATACTTTCATTCTTGATTCATTTAATTAACTCTGCAGGTGATCCACAAGACTTATAGAACTCTATCATTCTTTTTGCCTCTTCTATTGTTGCGAATGATTGTGTACGCCATTCACAAGAATCGTATGGCGTTTGATAACGAATGATGAACATGAATCTAGTTGCGAATGTGTGGGGAATGTGTGTATCTCGACGAGATTGATGTGTATTCTCGTCGAGATTGTGTGATGATTGTGTGTAATCTCGACGAGATTCAATCAATAATGATGCCTTGACATTACACAATTCGGATCATTAAACCAATCAGAATCTTCATAAGATTCAGACAGTTTCTCATCAACAAGATCACAGAATTGCGACATTCTGATGATAAGATCGTCGGTAAGAATCACCTTTCCAGTTGTAACTAACTGGAGGATTTCTTCAGCGGTGAGAATAGTGTTCATGATGGTGAAAGGGTGAAGAATTGGGGGGAGGAATTGAACCTCCCCGATGTTGACTAACCTAGAAGTGCTCCAGACTCGAATGGTTCAGTGATCCCATCATATGAGATAAACCACCGGTGGTTTTTTTGGAACACCCTCTCAGTCCCATTCCCATTCTCTTTGAGAATAGCGTTCAATCTGCTTTTCGTAGTGTTGGTTTGCCATCCTCCATCATAAAGAGCGATGCAATTATCACCGATGTCGGCAATTAAATTGCCGAACAGATACACGCAGGAAACCTCCCGCGATTCATCATAAACAACCTTTGTGTTGCCTTGCTGCCAATCCTGACGATTCAGGATGGCGCGGTTCATAATGGTTTCAATCTTACGCATGATCCTGGGGTGGGGTGGTGAACTTCTTAAGTATAGGGTCGGGGTGGGGGGATTCCAGTCCCCCCGTGTGCATCTTAACAATCCGTCACAGTGTGCCCTTGCGACCCATTGCCGCCCATACGTGAGCAGGACCGCTCAGGATCTTACCAGTCTTAGGGTCCCTGCCGACCCAAACGATCTGGCGGGAGGAGAGGTCTGAGGCGATGTTGAGAGTTTGGAAGTTCATCGGAGTGGTGTGGTGTGAACTGAGATCAGTATGGCAGATCAGGGGCAGGGGTCAACCTGCCCCGTAGGGGGGTCAGCGGATCACCTTGACCACTTCGCCTTTGTGGCGGATGACGATGGAGGTGAAGGAGGGATGGAACCCCTTGGCGCTGCGAACGGCACCTGCCAGGGAGGTGCAGTGGGTCATGCAGGATGCTGCATCGGGGGTGGAAGCAGCAACAACGGTGAAGTCGCGGGTCTTGGTGGTTGCCATTGGGTGGGGGTGTGAACTGAGATCAGTATGGGCGCAAACGGCACCGGTGTCAAGGAGTCCAACGATCAGCAATGCTAATGGGTCAGGGGGTTGACAATGGGTGCGGGTGCCGTGCTAGAATGAAGGTAGAACCTTTTTTTGGTGAAGTTAGGTATAAAAAAAGGGGGCGAATTGTGCCCCCCGTTTGTATCACTCATCCATCGCTTTTTTAAGAGCATCGTATGCTGCCAACCAATAATCTGCGTCGGAATCGTTGCCTTTGGTGCGGTTGTCGCAAGCGAAACACAGGACCGCAGTTCGGATGGTGGACCAACGGGCAGCGGGCAGGGACACGGTCTGGATCTCAGTGGGGTTGTAGGTCACGGGTGGTGGGGTGGTGAACTGATACCAGTATTGCCGCAAACGGGATCCAGTGCCATCAGGTTGTGCCACCTTGCGAACCGTCCACCATGGCGGTCCTATGGGTCTGTGCCTGTAGACTATGGGGACAATCAGCACCAACACCGGCAGGGTCGCCGGTTGAACAACTATCGCCACGCCCCCTGCCATAAAATAATGTCGCAAAAAGTATAAAAAAAGGGAGCAAAGATGCTCCCGATTCTTTATAGCATCTCAATCAATCGCATCATTGTTGTAATCTGAACTGGTGTCTGCCAGTTGATAACATCCTCCAGCATGTTACCATTGGGGCGGATAATTGCCACCTCAAAGGTATCATGGTTGATGTCACCATGAAGACCGCAACCTTTCGGACCAGAAACTACACTAATCTCCCAACCATTCTCAAAGATGCGGTGGGCATGTGTGGCGCCTTTGATGACACCGTGATCATCAAAGTTCAGATCGGAGAAGTTCATTGTTTTAATTGAATGTGTGTATCTCGACGAGATTGTATGATGAATGTGTGTATCTCGACGAGATTGTATGGGGGGAAGCGATTCCCCCCCGTATTGTATCACCCAATCAGAGCAGCGATCAGGCGGTCCCGCTTGCGGATCGCATCGGTGCGGATGAACCACACGTCCCGCTTGCCGTTGCTGCTGCGGGTAGCGTCCAGGATACCCTCACGCTCCATGTCCACCATAACGGCGTGAATGGTGCCTTTGTGGCGGCGCGGGTCCAGTCCCATACCCCGCACGATGTCGGAGCAGGTCTGGGGTCCCTGTTGGATCAGGGCGCTGCGGACGGCGGTGCGGGTGAGAGCAGAGAAGTTCATCGGAGCGGTGTGGTGAACTGCGCTAATTGTAGCACGGATTGGTCGGGGGGGGGAGAGAGGAGGAGATCGATCGAGGAGCATTGTGCCACTTATTTAACTGTCCACTGTTTGGGGGGGGAGGGGGGCGGTGTGCTAGGATGAAGGTAGAACCTATTTTTGGTGGAGTTAGGTATAAAAAAAGGGGGAGAATGTCCCCCCCGTTTGTATCACTCTTCAGGACCAAATGCACACTCCAGAGAATACTCTTCAAGTGCCTGATCGTCCTCATAATAGGATGCCCAATCATCCTCAGTGGGGATGTACTCTTCAACCTGGAGATCGTCAGTGAAAGCGTAGGTCATGGTTCAGTGGTGTGGTGAACTGATACCAGTATTGCCGCAAACGGGATCCAGTGCCATCAGGTTGTGCCACCTTGCGAACTGCCCACTGCTGCGGTCCTATGGGTCTGGGGTGCCTGTAGACTATGGGGACAATCAGCACCAACGGGGGCAGGGTCGCCCTACTGAACAACTATCGCCACCGCCCCTGCCATAAAATAATGTCGCAAAAAGTATAAAAAAAGGGGGCGGATTGTGCCCCCGTTGATTATACTTTATCAGGGTTCCAAGATGATCTGAGAGAATAAAACTTTAT